AAGGGTAGATAGTGTAGACTATTTAATAGCAAAAAGCGCTCAAGGTATTTCAATTATTAAACATGGAGAAGTTAAAACAAATAAATCATGGCAAAATTCCCAGAATTTGAAAAATTTTCAATTGTCCCTAAAACAAGAGGAAGAGTAACAGTAAGCTATAATACATTAATATCAAATACTTTGATAATCAAAAAAAATGAAAATATGAGCGACAAAAAAACCGCGATTGAAGAAATGATTGAAAGATTAGAAAAGAGCGGATTTTTTCTAATTTCCTATGACTATGACATTTTTAACGAAGCCCTTGAAAAAGAAAAAGAACAAATTGAGGAAGCATACATTAAAGGGCTAGAAGATGGTTTTTCTATTATGAGAACAACAAATTCACTACCAAAAAACAATAAAAACATGGAATCTAAACAATCAGCTTGGAACAAAAGAAAGTTATCTGTAAATCAAGAAGAATCAGATGACAAGAAAAGGGATTTGGTAATGCTTCTTAGATGGGTATTAAAGCACTATTCAACAGGCACTGATATAGACGGCTTCTTTATGTGGGAAAATCCAGTTGGAGAAGAATTTGACTCTATGGAAGTAGTTGAACATTATCTTAAATCAAATGGCCTATGAAAATTTTGAATTATATAATAAGGTATAATAAATGCCATCAAGGAAGAAACTCATGGACTAATCCATATATTGAAAGAGGTCATTATGGTAGAGAACGTAAATATTACCACAACTATTTATAACTATAACAAATAAACCTATGAAAATATTTCTATTTTTTATATCAGGCTTTTCATTAGGCTTTGGTATAGCTTGTTTTATATCCGAATACATTGAATCAAAAAGAAAAAACCTATGAACAAAGATGAAATGTTGGAACAACCAACCCCACCAAAAATTACAAGATTAGAAGTAATTAACCATGCAAAGAATGACCGACCAGTAGGTAGGATATTAACCCTCTATAAAGAGCTTGGTGATTTTAAGTCAATAGAATTATCCTATCAAGACGGAGGTAAAACACTTAAAATATTCTTAGATTAAACTTATACCATGAGAACATTAATTATACTTGTTTTATTATGGATTATAGGCGCATTAATAGTGGTTATAGCTGCCATGATAGAGCAAAAAAATAACATGGAGGTTAAGATAACCTCTATGCAAATAAAATGCGATAGTCTAAATAATCAACTAATCAAATTAAATAAAAAACCATGAACCAACTTATCATGATTTATAAAGTATTATTTTTCTTTATGATTGGAGTACCAGTATTTATACTACTTTACGGATCAATCATAATTTCCTTTGCAATAAAGGAACTAATCCTCATCATCTTCTGGAGGCGCGAGGTCTATCTGGACAACAGATAGTATTTTTAGGTCTTTGTATTTTTGTAGCACATCAGACATGGAAACAGCATGAACTAATTTGGTCATTTTAGTTCCGTCCTTCTCAAAGAATATGCGATACGTTTTCATTATCTTTGCCATTTTCCTTCTGGACACGCAGCTGCCCCCCTTGGTGAAAAAATCTTTTTACTTATGTAACAACCACACTTAGTACATTTTACTGAGTCGTTATACTTACAATCAATACAAATAAGTAATCTTTCTTCAGCCAATTGCTTTTTTTCTTCTGTCGGATTAAAGGCAGCTGCGTAGGATAGGACTATTTCTTTGATCTTGTTCATTACACAAATTTACTTATTTTTTTGAATAAAATTGAATCATGTGCTTGGCTATCTTTTCTGGCACCCTTTTGTAGTTCTTTTGGAAGGTTGTTGGAGCCATTTCTATCAGCTTGGTATCTCTGTAAATATCGGTAGGAAACTTCTTTAGCTTATCCATTATGCCGTAGCTATAAAGGTAAATGTTGGCTTTCTGGGTATACAATGGGATATTTATTGGCAGCCCCCATTTCTTTATCTTTTCCACCGCCCTCATCTCACAATCCTTCTCCAGCTCTATCATATCATCAAGCATCTTGGACACTTGGCTTTTGTTCATTATCTTATCTCCTGAAAGCCATGCCCACATATTGCTGCATGATACACCCCATTTATCCCATCTCTCATCTGATTTCCATTGATCCATGTGCGAGGACTCGTGTATTATTATTTCGGACCACATGGCAAATGGCTTTCCGCAAGCTACTACAAACAATCTATCATCTCCATCAAAATAACCACTGCACTCTGTTTCAAAATCATCTGTAACAACTACCTTTTTACTTGGCGATAGCACCAACTCTACCTTATACTCCCTACACTGCCTCTTTACAGAATTTATAAAGGGCTTGAACTTATCATCTATAGGGAATTTCATTTATTGGGATTGTTGATTAACCTTTCAATATACCAAACCGCTTTTTTTAAATCTTCTTTACCACCTTTACGTTTCCACCTCCACAAATACTTTATAGCATTGCCAGTAGCAAATGCTTCATCTCCTTCCAAACCCTTCACTGCTTCCTCAATTGCGTCTATGCACTCTATCTTTCCAGCGTTATAGTGCGCTGGGTGGTCCACTTTAGATGATACGTCCGTCATGAATAGCTATATTATTTACCTTGAAATCTCCGTTCTTTTCTACTAAAATATGAGCAAATCCTAAATTATGTTTGGTTCCATGTGGATCATAGTCCGGAGCCAGTGTACAAAGACAACCAACCGACCATGTGCCAATTGTTTCTCCTTTCAATGTTTTCTCAACATGGTGGCTAGTGGTATGCACATGACCAATAATAGCATTTGATTTAACACGAAGGAACAATCCTCTAGCTGCATTTACAGGGGCAAATACCCCACGAATCATTGTATGACCATGATGCATCTGCAACTTACCAGCCATTAAAACTACATGCTCCGCAAAGAACTTTACACCTAACTCATCAAGCTTCATTCTTTGTGGGAGGTGGTAATACTCATCACTGAATAAGATTGGAGCCTTCTTCATTAGATAGCGCTTAATCCACGCGTCATGATTACCCTCAATCCAATAGAACTTGGCTTTAGGGAACTCGTATTTTAGATATTCTATAAATTGTTTGGCATATTCAAACCATGTTCTAACATCATCTAGGCCCGGCGGTGGCGCATCATGGCTTGTAAATGGAGTATTATCCAATATATCGCCCCCCAGTACAATGCAGTTTACATCATGCTTTTTACCATATTCAACTGCTAATTGGATAGCTTCATTGTCTTGGTTAGGGATATGGACATCAGATAGCCAAAGTATGTTACTACATTCCTTTGGAAGTACCTGAAACTCTCTTTCCTTGCAATTTGAAGGAGGTAATTGTGGTTTGTGTTCCATTATGTTTCTTGTTGTTTTTCTATGTTGCTTACCCATAGTTCCAGTAATATTCCTAATCATTGACCTCGCATTTTCGGGATCCAAAAACAAATGAGGATGCCTTTCAAATGCTATCTTTCCTAAATTAGCCTTAGAACTATTAGGGAACTCTATTAAAAGCTCCCTAATTATTTTATTTTTTACTGTGGGGCCTGTGTGTTGATTTGCCATTATTTAAAGTATAATTCAGCTTCTGCTTTTCTTCTTTTTTCTAGTCCAAGCAAAACTCTGTCATTTGCTCTCACCCATTTTTTAAATTCCGCACTAATGCTTGGATCTTTAGGATTAGCATTTACCTTTTTCAGTAAAGTGCTATTCTTTAAATTCCCCACCCCTGCGTTATAGGCAAAAGAAACTAAAGCAGAAAAACTATTATCAGATAATTCTTTTTTAATTAATGGCTTAACTTTTTTAACAAAATCATCAGCTATTACATCAAACAATTCATCAGCCCTTTCCTTAGTAATAACATCACCCTCTTTTACTTTTGTCCCATCAGGATAAAAGGTGTTCCCATATCCTATTGTGTCAAGCCCTGCTGGACACTTATATGCCTTCAACTTGCAGCCCTCAAATGATTTGATAAGATTCTTACCTGCTTCGTTTAAGTTCATATACTATTATTTACGATCGGCCTTATTTTGTAATAATATCAATATCTGCTCGTTACTTCTCTTGATGTCTTTTATATCATCTCTCATTTCCTTCTTGTCATTTTCTAATTGACCAATGCGCACTTCATGGTTCTCATACTTCTTGCCATCTTCTTCAAACTTACTAGTTAACGCATAATACCCACCTAATATTGTGAGTAGTAAGACAACTAAAGAAGTTTTTGATTGCCAACTTTGTTCAACTTGTTTTTCAATTGTTGCTTCCATTTTTATTCAGGTGTTTTATCGCTTTTAGAATGACCAAATAAATCTCCAAACTCCTTTACAGATGCAAGTCCTAAAGAAGTACATACTAAAACTACAGTACCCCATACCAATGAATCGGATGGAGTTACACAATTACCAGTATGTGAATTTGAATAAAGTGTCCAATAAAGGAAACCGGCACCAACAATGCCCACAAGTCTTTTGCTGCTACAATTTGAATTATCTGCTGAGAAGAATCCAGCTATCCAATTAATTAATTTTTTCATATAAATAATAATATTAAAAGTAATAAAATAGTGTAAACTATAGCAAACACATACCCCTTAATATTATGATTTATACGCTTCATTTTTTGAGTTTTGTATAAACGTAAATAATAACAACTGCAATAAGAACAAAGAACAAAAACTTATAAAAGTTATTTGCCATTTTCTTTTTATCTTTCTCAACTATAGTTTTTGTGATTTCTTCCGCCTTTGAAATATTGGCAGAATCGTTTTTGGTTAGCTTGGCTTCAGATTGCTTTTCGCGTATGCCAGTAGTCCAAACTTCTGTGTACTTTGGAATGGTTATCATACTATCTTTTGTTACCCATAAGGTATCGTAGTATGTAATTGTTTTAGTAAAGTATTGTTCTTTTTCTATTACCTTTGTAACGCTGTCATAGAACGTAACTCTCACGCTATCAATGGATCTGGTTACTGTGCTGTCCATTCTCCTCTCGGTTTTCTTAACCGAAGCGCAGCTACAGAAAAAAATCATTATGATAGCGAGTCTATTCATCTATCAAAAATAACTTTTTTCTGCCAAATTACGTCTAAATTATATAAATTAATATGCCGTATATGATTTTTCTTCTATAATATCCGACTTGTATTTTACATTGATCTGCTTCTTTATGTCTGCTCTCTGGTCATTAAGCCTATAAACCTGCCTTGCCAAAAAGACAAACAACTTCTCAAACTCCCTGTCATTTTCGCAATCTCTGAGAGCATCTTCCACTACCCATAACTGCCTGTTTATATCCAGAAGCCTATGTGTCAATGGATCCGTAGCCAAATCAGGATAGCTTTCTTTGATTACTTGGTTAATGTACTTCCATTCTTTTTTAATATTTACCAGCTTTTCTTCGTCTAAGATTTCAAATGATTTAATGGTTAAGATGGTGTACTTATCGGCTATTTCGCCAATGCTTACTTCTATT